GCTGTTCTTGGATGGCTTTGACCAGTGCGGCGTAGATGCCATCTTTTTCGAGGCCAAGGCGCGTCACAGTTTCATCGCCGTCAACAGTTTCAAACTCCGTCACCAGCTCAGGCATCACGGATTGCACTTCTTGTGCGATGAAGCCGTATTGCCTGCCTTGATTGGTGCGGTTGTTTTTCCAATCAAACGACACCGGGCGAAGTGCCATTACCTCCTCAAGACCCCAACCAAGAGTTTCAATGCTGTCTTTCAGTCGTTCGTCAGACGGGTTGGTGTTGGTCAGGACACCGCCATTTGAATAGACGGTGCCAGTGCCGAGCGAATACAACTGAACGTTGTCGTTGTTGTAGACCTGGAATGATTTTTTGGTTCCGTTAGACGAAACTTCGAACAGTGCGTTGGTTGCTGTGGTTGTTGTATTTATCAGCACCGCACCAGTGTTTGTAATCCTCATCCGCTCCGTAGGACTAGCCGCGCCGTCTGCCGTAGTGGAGAACACTAGGCGCCCTGGCATGTCGTTTGTGCCAGGAGTGCCGTCTACAAATGCCTCAATAGTGGCACCTTGGATTAGTCCTGTGCCATCAGCGCCATCAAACTCCAGCAGCCCAAGGCTGTCGCCGGATTGAACAGCGGTATTACTTCCAACAGAATTTCCCCTTGTCTTTGCAAGCATAATTCTTGCGGGGAAGGCGTTGTTGGAGTTGCGAATAGCGCCAATGTTGCAGGGACCGGGCGCACCTTCGACCTGAAAATCAATCCCGGATCCAGAGCCGGCGGTACGCGCAGTAGACGTGCCAACTAAGAGCCTGCCCGAGCTGTCGATGCGGGCGCGTTCTGATTCACCTGCGCCAAATCGCAAATCCTGCCCACTTGCCCTGCCAATGGAGTCCGTTGTGTACGAATAGATATACGCACCAACGCCCTCGCCCGAATCATCGCCATCAAAAAAGTCAATGCCACCAATTAGTTGTCCACTTGACAAGGTGTTGGCGTTGTTTGCAATGCGAAGCTTTGGACCGTCAGTGTTGTCTGTGGATTGTGCAAGTTCAAGTCTTGCCTGAGGTGAATTAGAGCCAATCCCTAGTCGTCCTGCGGCGTCAAGCGTCATCCGCCGGGTGCCACTAGTAATAAATCCAAAATCATTTCCGCTAACACTTCCGATGTACGGAGTGTTATCAACGCCAGGATTTAAAATTGCAAAGCGGGCAACACGAGCGCCGTTGTAAGTCGCTTTTAGCTCAATACCTTCATCGGCAGATGCGATGCCGACGGATAACTTATTGTCAGCACTCGAAGTCCCCAGACCTACACGGTTATTGGTGGCATCAACGTAGAGCGTGTTGCTGTCAATATCGACGTTGCCGTTGGAGTCAATGGTCAGGCGAGCCGTGCCACCCGTTGAAATTCCGACCTGATTGGCGCCGGGCGAATAGAAACCGGTGTCGGTGCCGCTGTCCTTGAAGTAGATCGACGGTGCGGCGGCGGTGCCGTTTTCAAAGGCAATGTTGGTCCACTCGCCATCCAACTGGTACAGCGTGATCCAAGCGTTGTTGGCGCTGTTCCGCATCTTCATCACGCCAGCGGTCGTATCCGCCCAGCGCATGAAGGCGTAAGTGGTTGCTGGCTCGGTCGCTCCGCTGTTCTGGGTGACGATTGCGGAAAGGCCGTTGTTGAGATCGGAACGGACGGCAGCACCAGTGCCGTTAGCGATCACGTAATCGTGTTGTGCCATGCCGAGTCCTTACCAGGACAGTATTTGTCCAACTTTAGCCGCCTCGGCCATAGCCAACCGCACTCCAGTTGAAATTACGGTTGACCGCCGTTCCACCCGAGTTTTTGAAGGTGACCGTGAAGCCGGTGCTGCTGATGCTGGTGACCTCAAAATATTCGCCGCTTCCCATGTTCAAAGCCGTAATGCCGATGCTGGGCAAATAGGTGTTGACGCCGCCGAGGCTGGCCGTACCAACGAAAAACGGTTTGTCGAAGGTGATGGCCTTGGCGCCTGCTCCGCTGGCAATCGTGCCATTGCTGTTTTCGGTGCGTCGCTGCAACGTGGCGGTGTAGCCCAGCTCGTCGATCAGGATGTTCTGCGCCACGTCGTTGGATTGCAACTCGGCTTGGAACTGGAACGCCCGTGCCTTGTAAGTGCCGCTGATGAACTCCTGATAGGCCGACCAAGTTGGTGTGCCGCTGGGGTTGTCGTCAGTGGTGCGAACCTTAAGGACAGCGTTGACACGGTTCACGTCGGCACCGTCCCAGTTCAGCCAATCGTCAACCAGACCGGAGCGGCCATCTAGCGTGTCGTTCGGCAGGAAACCACGGGTAACAAAGTGGCGCGTCAGATCCAGTGAGAATGTGCTGCCGAGATCGAGTGCATTGGCGAAGCTGTAGGTGCCGGTGGACGTAATGTCGCCCATGAAGTCGAACGAAGTCAGCGCATCAACGTCGGGGACGCTGTCAAGGAGTTGAGTGCCATCCAGCGTTAGGGCGTCATAGCCATCGTCGTAGAAAACATCAACTTGGCTGCCTTGGAACGGCGGGCTGTCTTGGTCTTCACGACGAGTTTGAACGATTAACTTGCCTTGCGTTTCAGGCAGGTCAATGATGATGCTGGTTTCGTTGGGGCTAAGGCGTCCGCCATCATCAATAAAGCGAACAAAGATTTCACCTTCCACCAACGGGATTGTGGCGGTAGTTGCGTTTCCGGGAAGTGCAGGAACAAGGTCAACCGAATCGTTCCAGCTAGCAGAGCCGTCAGTTAGGGCAGAGTGGCGAACGTAAACCGCACCACCATTTACAACGTCGATTTCAAACGATGGTTCCCAGCTAAGGCGTGCTGTGTTGTCGCTCAGGACTTCAAGCTGCAGGTTTTGAACATCGGCGGGGTTAGCGGTTTTGCCAACCAAGTCGAATGTTGCCGTTGAAATTGGACCTGTCTTGCCTAAGGCGTTTTCAACTTGGATTTGAACGTAGAGCCTGCCTTCACGCAGTCTGGTTAAAGCAGTTGATGGAGCGGTTGTATTGATTCGCTGCCAGTTGTCATCGTCCATCCGATATTGAACGACGTAGTTATTGACTGCACCAGCAGGCGGAATCCAATCAAGCTGGAAGCCGACAAGGGCGCTACTTCCTTCGGCGTAAATGTATTCGTAACCGTTAATGCTGGATACGGCGCCCGGAGTTTGGGTCAGCGTTGAAATTGTCGGGGTAGTAATTACAAGATCGTCTTCAATGGAGGCGTAAATGGACTCGTTGTACGCCAATGCGGTTACGCCATAAATCCCGCCTTCAGCCTCAGCGACATTCAGAACGCGGAATTGCTGTGCTTCAACATCGCTGGTTTGAATCAGCCAGATGGCATTGGCGTTGGGTGCTTCGCTAAACGCGCTGCTGACGTTGATTGTTGTGCCAGAGATGCTGCTAATGGTTTTGGTTTCTACCAAGCCGTTGGGCATCAGCGCGGAAACCGTTGGGCTGTTGGACAGGTTGACGGTCAGATTGGTGCTGCTGTCAACGGTGATGGCAGTTGTGGTAGCAGAGCTGACGCGACCGCTACGGCGTGTCCCAGCCTTCATCGGATCGGCAATGTCAATCACCATTCCGGGGCGCAGGATGATGCCGCTGTCGATTGAGACCGAGAAAGTGACGGTTTCGGTCAGGTTTTGTTCGCTCAGCAGCGCCCATTTACCAGCGCGGTGCGCTTGACCTTGGCTGTAGCAACCCAGCGCCTTGATGTCTTTGTTGATGATGCCGTATTTAGAAACGGCGCCTGCATCTTCAACGTATTCGTATTGAACTTCGCCAAGCGATTCGTAGGTCTGGTACGCAACAGTTGCGGTGGTATGACGTGCCTTTTGAGATGTGCCGCTGTAAACAAAAATGCCGTCAACAACGTTGCTTGGTCCTAGCAGGTATTGCGAATCGCTGGGTTTGTCCTGTTGCAACACAAGTGAGCCAGCACCGTAATAGGCAATGCCACGGAACAGGCTGGTCATCTCTTGGATGACGTTGTAAACCTCGTCGCGGCTATTGATTAGCAGGTTGCACGAGAAACGAGGCTCCAAGCCGCCTTTGCCGTTATCAACCAACTCGTTGCAGTATTGGCTAATCGAATAAAAGTCGTAGCGGTCAAGGTTGCTGGTGGGAATACTGGCGCCGTAGCGGGTATTGGTCAGTAGATCCCACAAGCACCAAGCCGGATCGTTTGTCCATGTTGCTGCGGCAAAAGTTC